CCCTTTCATAATGTGGTATAATTGATATACAGTTAAATATTTCTATCTTTGATAGGCAATATCTTCTTCTCCCCACTGACGGCAAAACAGTGGGGTATTTTTTTATTTACGAGTATTTAGAAAAGATAAGAATAAGCTTATGATTACAAATACAATAACTAAGTTTATAGCAATCATAACTAAGCAATAGAACAATTGCATAAATGTCACTAAACAACCTAAGCAGCCACAACCAAAGTCATCGCCACCACCAGTAGTAGTTGTAGTAGATATATCGTCGATACCTGTGGTAGTAGAGTGGTAGATTGTATTATTGATGGCTTTCTTAGGGTCGTTAACCATTCCCATACCCTTAGCACCATATCCTGGAATAACTTTTTTAGCACTTCTTTTCAGTCTACCAGTAGTACGTGCAGATACTCTTTTCTTCACATTCGGCGTTCTAAACCCATACTTCATTTGTTTCATCTCCTAATTGAAAATAATACATTAATTCCTCGGCAAAATCATTCGCCTCACGTTCTAACTTACCCTTACCCCCATAACACAATGAATAGTAACCTATTAAGTCTGAATGGTCTAATGCGTGTTTTAACTCATGTCCCATTACAAAATATTTATCAGGCGTTTCTTTAATAGAGTCATTTAACAGAATGATAGGTTCCTCATCATATACCACAATTCTTCCTTTTAGATTAGAAGGAAAGTCCACATAATGATATTCGATACCTAGATTATCTGCTAAGGTAAACGGGTTTGCCGTTTTGTATGTTTCTACTAAAATTTTTACATCCAAACAGATTTCCCCTTCCTATTTTTTATTTTTAAGATGTTTCCACAACACACCACGGATAATGGTGTCAACCTGTTCTTTTTCCTCATCAGTTAACTCAATACCGTCATAGGCTACAACCGTGCTATTTAATTGTAAGGCACGTTCGATGTCTAGGACGTCCTGTGGTGTTGCCCATTGTGGAACGTTTGTCACACCAATAAGGTAGTCTGTAGAAACTCCTAAATAATTCGCTACTAAAGCTACTTTTTCAATGCTAGGTTTACTAGTGTCCCATTTTCTTATTTGACCACTAGAAATTCCTAAGTTTCTTTCTAGTTCGGCAATCGTCATCTTTTTTGCGCCTACAAGGTCTTTAACTCTGGCTACAATACTCATATTTACCAACCTTTCTTAGCACAAGAAAAATTATTGTAATATTTTACGAAAAATAGTTGACAATTGTAAAATATTACAATATAATCATTCTTGTAAAGTGAATTGTGAACAAAAACGACAATAAAAACGTAAATAAAAAAGTAAAAATTAACTAGTCCCCACTTGTTATTTATGTACTATTTATAGCGTTGTTATTGCTTATTTATCACGCCTATACATTATCATAAATTACAATGTAAGTCAATAGGTTTGTTAAATATTATTATCAAATTTTATTCCAATTCTTTTTACAAATATATTTACGAAAAGGAAGGTGGAATTATGCCAGAACATGGAAGAAAAAAAGTGATGGACTACTTGAAAGAAAACAATGTAACTATCACAAGCCTTGCGTCAACGTGGAACATTCCTGTTTCTAAAATGTCGCAATATTTAAGCGGTAAAGACACTAGCCCTAAAGCTAATGAAATTATCCTGAAAATTATTGAAGCATATGGAATTAGATAGGGGGTACATGTATGGGAACATTAGAAATAGTATTTCTTAGCATGACTATCATGTTAGTTTTATCGTTTGTCGAACTATTTAGATTCATTACAGTATTCGACTTTCCATTATCTATATGGAATTACATAGAGTTATCTCTATATCTAATAGGTGTCATGTTTGGTTGGTATGTAATCTTAAAGGAGTTTTTAAAATGATTAGAAGCATAATTATATGTCTAATATCTTTCCTACTAGGGTACGTTACAACACCGTATGACCCAATGGAAACAAATAAAGACGCAAAACTGTTCCAGTTGATTGCATTAGCAGCAAGCATAGCAACAGTCATCACAATAGCTTTGATGTAGAAGGAAGGTTAGAAAATGAAACTAGAAATAAAAACGAACGTTACAGGACTGGAAGAATTAAAAGAACTTCTTGATTCAGCTGCAAAACAAGCAACTGAACTACAAGAAACTCTAGATAAGATTTCTCAATCAGAAATTAAGATTGATTTTGAACCCACTCCTAGAGAGGTGCGTCATGATGATTAAAACATTCATCGTATGTCTTATATCGTTCGTACTAGGGTACGTGTTGGCAGTTTTCTTTGTAGCAAGGTACCTTATCAACCGTCATAAACATACAAAAACAGATACAAACGAAAAAATTTTACAGCTATTTTTATTAGCAGCGTGTATAGCCGTTCTTATCACACTATCGATGATATAGGGGGTGTGGAATTGAAGCAATTTAAAATAGGAGATTCCATCATTACATTTAGCAAGAATGGAATCACAATCAAAGCGAAAGAGGTAAAGTATGGAAACAAAATTTTTAGAAGCAATAGCCAATCAAGCAAGAAAAAATCAAATGATTAACTCATTCCTGAAATGGGGCGTAGGTTACCTAGTAGCAGCAATTGCGAATTTCTTTTTACTAGATGAATTTACGCAAGCAGTGATGGGTATTCCAGCCGTTGTTGTATCACGAATTTTATTAGCAGCAGCACTGGTTATGGTATTCGCTAGTTTTATTCTATCAGTGAAACAAGATTAGTTAGAAAGGAAGTCAAACATGAATGTAGAAGACTTAGTGTTTAACACAATCGAACAAAACCCACAACGGTTTGAAAATCTATTAACTCATTTAGGGTATACAAAAACACATACACTCAAGAAAAACTTAACGACTAAAGAAATGTGTGAACAGCTAGGAATTAACTACAGTTCATGGAAACAAAGCGATGTCAGAAACGATATTCGTATTGTACGTTTGCGTGACACTACTGTTGGAAGAAATCACATTTATAAGTCAAAAGATTTAGATACTATCGAACGAATTTGGAAGGAGCGTAAACGATGACTAGAAAACAATATCGTATCAATAAAGAAATTGAGTTTGCTAAAAACTATTGGCTTGCTTATCTAAAATATGCGTCCATTATCTCAATAGCGTTATACGTCATGATGATTATATGGATAGGTGCTGCTAATCAGCATTATCAAAAATTAGAACAGATTAGAACGGGACAATATGTAGGAGATAGATAAATGGCAGAAAAAGAATATGAAGGTATTGGTTACAGAATGAATCGTTTTCGTTGTAATAAACGTATGACAAGAACGGATTTGTCTAATGTGACAGGTATTCCAGTAGATAAAATTATTACCTATGAACGTGGATTAGAATTGCCTACTGAATTCGAAATGTTAAAAATCTCAACCGTATTGGAAGTGCATTGGGATAGAATCATTTTTCCAGGAGGGCGTCCACAATATGTATAAATTAGTTGTTCAAGATAAGAATACGGATATTTCATTAGTCTTTATGAAATATGACTGTTCAGTAGAAGTATACCTAGAGAGTAAAGACACGTTGATTAACGATATTATGGAAAATAATTATGTCACACAAACGTATGACCATGACAGGTTTAAAGAATTATTCCCTGTGCAAGCTAAGGAGTTATTCAGTGATGTACAAGATTGAAATTAGCAAAATACGTGAATCAAACGTAACTGTATTTCTAGATGGAGATGTGGATTTAGAACTACTAGAATGCTTTGAAGCAAGTAACCAGGAACCACTAGAGGTGCTTAGTGAGTTAGTCCAATTATCCACAGGGAAATATAGCGTGGAGATACACCAGCAACAGCCAAAGGAATATACAACATATAACTATAAGAAAGTAAAGGAATAGAAGATGGAACCAGATAACCGTTATATAGCGTTTAAAGATAAAAAAACAGGTGAATATCTAAGAAAAGATAACACTGATGATATTTTGTGTATTGAATTTGAAGCATTTAAAGAAAAAATGATTCCTATTCAATTAACGGCTTTAATTTGTGGTTATGAACTCATTGATGTGGAAAAAATAAAAGAAACAAGTTTATAAATTTATACAAAGAAAGTAGAGGAATAAAACATGCAATTAACAAAAAAATATATCGTATTTCGTAACAAAGAATCAGGAGCTTATTTAGATGAATATAAAAATGAAGGTACATTAGCTTATAAAGCTAGTTACATTAGAGAAATTAAACACGCAAAGACAATGGATTTTGAAGCGTTTGAAGAACAAAGAAAACAAGTAGAGTTACTTGCTAAAACTATGGGATGTGAAATTTTAGTGGTAGAAGCAACGTATGATTTGAAGCATGTAAACGGAGAAGACGCAAAAGAAATTGAATTGTCAGATGAAGCTAAAGCAAAAGCAGCATTGAGTGAATTGTTAGATATGTTAGGAGATTAAACCATGAACCTATACGAATTAAGTCAGAATTATTTAGCAGTACAAGATATGGATTTAGAACCAGAAACGCTTAAGGATACGCTAGACAGCATTGAAGACGCTATCGAGGATAAAGCAGAAAACATTGCTAAGTGGATTCGAAATCTAGAAGCAGATAAGAAAGCATTTGAAGAAGAAGAAAAACGATTCAAAGAAAAGAAACAAGCAACAGACAATCGTATTAAGTCTTTAAAACTATACCTAGAAGACAATATGCGATTGACAGGTAAGACAAAATTCAAAGCAGGAGTATTCAGTTTTGCAATTC